CATTTAATGTATACTACATTAACGGAATAACTTTATAATATGGAATAATAATATGGAATATGAAAAATTTAGTGCAAACATAAATAAAAATCATCTAGAATCTTTAAAACACTTTATATCTTCTAAAATTGGACAAACTAAGTCTTTTACATCATCTATGGTGTCTAGGGGAGTATCAAACAATAAAGTAGATGTGGGTGTCAAAAAACTGCGCGCAGTTAGCTGTTTTGGTAATGAAGATGTTGGTGGAAATATACCAAAATGCAGTCATCTTATGAACTCATCCACAGAAGGAAAGTTTTTCTGTGGAGCTTGTGGTTGCGGAGATAAGCCAGGTACTTGGTTACTTTCTAACGGAGAAAAATATTCTAAATTAGATTACCCAAAGCTTTCATGTCCCCTGAACATGCCAGGATTCACTAATTATATTCCTTTAAGCGTAGAAGGTAATGTTAATCATGATCCTAGAAAGGGACTCATAGAAAAGCTAACTCCAGAAGATTTGGAAAAAATTCATGTTTCGATTCCCGAAATAATGCCAAAGGATCAAGCAAATCAAAAAAATTAATTAATAGCTGTGCATAAATAAATTGATGGCACAGCCTAATTCACGACAATCTCTAATAGAATACGCCTATAGGCAACTCGGAGCACCAGTAGTTGAAATAAATGTAGACTACGAACAGGCTAGCGATAGGCTAGATGATGCTCTACAGTTCTTCTCAGAACGCCATTTTGACGGAGTTGAGAGAGCATTTTTCTCTTATCAGTTGACCGATACTGATTTGGCTAATAAGTACATCAACACTACAAATTTTGGTCCTATAGTCGGTTCTAATAGCAGTAAACCAACTGGTTATGATATTCTTTCCATCATTAGAGTTTTTCCTTTCGGATCTTTAAACTCAAATGAACTTTTTGATATTCGATACCAATTGGCATTAAATGACGTTTATGGAATCAATACTAATTTAGGATTTGTAAACTCTACGCCAATAGCAAATTATGATTTAACTAAACGATATATCAGAATGATCGAAATGATGTTCGATCCAGAAAGAACTATTAGGTTTAATAAAGTCACTAATAAGCTTTATATTGAAACAGATTGGACAGCATTGAAAGCAGGAACTTATATTGCAGTAGAGGCTTATGTCAATTTGGATCCTGATCTATATCCAGAGATCTATAACGATAGAATGCTAAAAAGATATTTTACTGCCTTAATAAAGAAGCAATGGGGACAGAACTTATCAAAGTTTGATGGTATTTCTTTACCTGGCGGTGTTCAGATGAGAGGCGGGAGTATTTTAGCCGAAGCAGAAAAAGAAATAGCTATTTTAGAAGACCAGATAATATCTTCATACGAATTACCACCAGATATGATGACTGGATAATATGCCGACGAATCCTTATTTTAAATTTCAACCAACTGAGCAAAATGTAACAGAAGATATTGCCATCGAAATAATAAGAATGATGGGCAAAGAGCTTTGGTACATTCCAAGAGAGTTTGTAAATTTGGATAGGCTATTCGGTGAAGATCAATTAAACAGATTTACAAAAGCTTATCCTATAGAAATGTACATAGTTTCTTATTCTGGATTTGATGGTGGTGAAGCAATATCAAAATTTGGAATTGAAAATAAAGATAGAATGACCGTGGTATTAAGTAAAAAAAGATTTAACAAAGAAGTCACTACAAATGATATTTTGATAAACAGACCTAGAGAAGGAGATCTGATCTATTTTCCATTATCAAAAACTTTATTTGAAATTAACTTTGTTGAGCACGAATTGCCGTTCTATCAATTGGATAAGAACTATGTTTTTACTTTAACATGTGAAACCTTCACCTACTCGGCAGAAAACTTCAATACTGGCAATGAAACTATTGACTCGGTGAATGACTTTAAGCAGAACATATACGATTTCTTAATAAACGCTCAGGCAACTGGATTCAATGCCGCTTATAATTCCATTATTCGCGGAGGTAAATATTCTATTACTGGAACTATTGCTGGAACAACAGCATACTTTAGACTTCTTGATTATAGTCTATTAGGAAATACACTAACAACAGAATTTATGTCGTTGGATGGAATAACATTTACTTCATCTATTATAAGAAATGAAGTAAATGGATTGACATTCAGTATTAATACACAGGATGCTTCTGGAGACTATGCTATAGTCAATACCATCCTGGATGATGATGCTGGAGAAGTTCCTCCTATGGATTATCAGAGAGGATTTACTGGTTCCGGTAGTAAGTTTGACATGAATATCATAGATTTTACAGAAACTGATCCATTCTCAGAAGGGAATTATTAATGTTTAACACATTCAATAACCAATCTATAAGAAAACTTGTCGTTGCTTTTGGATCCTTATTTGACGAAATTTATGTGACCAGAAAAAACGACACTACAGATGTGGAAGAAAAGATAAAGGTTCCAATAACCTTTGCTTCTAAGGAAAAATTTCTTAGAAGGTTAGAAACAAATTCTTCAATTTCAGACACTATCAAAACACAGATAAATTTACCATATCTAAGTTTTGATGTGTCTTCTATTGCATACGATTACAATAGAAAAAGAAATAAGCTAAAATTTGCATCTAATAATGTTGATGAAGATACAACATATAAAACATTTTCAGAAACGCCAGTACAAATAGGATTTACTTTATTTTTCTATACAAGAAGTTTAGATGAACTTTTTCAGATTATAGAACAAATAATGGCGTATTTTAATCCAGAATTTAATCTAAGAATTAATTTTAACGATGTATTTCAAAATATAAATGTTCCTATCAGTTTTAGAGAAGTTAAATTTTTAGATGATTATGAAGGTGAATTTAAAAATAGAAGAGTTCTTATAGGAACAATATCTTTTGCAGCATCCAGCTATGTTTTTGGAGAAATAAAAACGGGTCTACCATCAGAAACTGCTATTTTCAATATCACAGCTCTTGATGCTACAGATGATGATACAGCCCAAAGCATTTCTAGTGTAGTAATTAATCCTAATTATACTTCTAGTAATTATAATCTAACGGGTTCTGATTCTTCGTTTATAACTAATTTTACATGGACTGTTACAAATGCAGCCGACAAATTTAATTATATTCAAATATATCAACCAAAAGTTGATAAGGCAATTGCAACACTACAAGTATCATCTTCTACAACTTCATTGACACAGACCGATGTTAATAGTTTAAGAGAACAAATATCAAATGCATTGGATCTTACTTATTATGATAATACATGTATAAATCCTACATTACATAGTTTTACAGCAAACAAACAAACATTTGTCATAAGGGTATCTAATGGAACTTATTTTGATCAAGTGGATAGTAAATTCCAGTTGATGCAGATTTGTGAGTAATTATGGATAATTTAAATAATTTTTTTAATATTGAAGAAACAAAAAAAGGTCAAATAGAAAAAATTGAAGGTGCTACTTGCGCTGATTTTTCTTATGCAAAGCAAAATTTAAAAGATATAATAGAACAATCAAAAATTGCTTTAGAGGGAATAATGAGAGTTGCAATGGAAGGTGATTCCCCCAGAGCATATGAAGTAGTAACTCAGATGCTTAAAACTATGTCAGAAATCAATAAAGATTATATTGATTTAGATAACATTAAAAAAGAATCCGAAAAACAGAGCATTAAAACAACAAATAATAATTCATTCTTTATTGGATCTACAACAGATCTTCAAGATTTAATAAATCCAGAAAGAAGTAAGAAAAAAGCTCTTGAAAATATAATTGATGTAGAGGTCGAAAATGACAAGGAAGTTTAAGGGATACTTAGGTAATCCGAACTTAAAAGAAGCTGGAATAAAAATAGACTATACCGAAGATCAGATTCGGGAATATCTTCGTTGCGCCAACGATCCAATTTATTTTATTAAAAAGTATGTAAAGGTAGTTTCTCTTGATAAAGGTCTTGTTCCTTTTGATCTTTACAATTATCAAGAAGATATGATCAGGAAGATGCATGATAACCGCTATATCATAGCTAAATTACCTCGTCAATCTGGTAAGAGCACCACTATAGTTTCTTATATTTTGCATTATATCTTGTTTAATCAGAGCATGAGCGTTGGAATTTTGGCCAATAAGATGAACACTGCCAGAGAAATTCTGGGAAGATTGAAGTTAGCTTATGAGTATATTCCAACATGGCTTCAGCAAGGAATCATAGAATGGAATAAAACTTCTGTTCAGCTGGAAAATGGTTCAAAGGTAATGGCATCGGCTACTTCGTCATCAGCAATTCGTGGTGGCTCTTTCAATCTTATCTTCCTAGACGAATTTGCTCACGTTCCGCAGAATGTGGCGGAAGAATTCTTTAGCTCAGTTTATCCTACGATTACATCAGGTCAAACCACTAAAGTGTTCATGGTTTCAACCCCAAATGGATTGAATATGTTTTATGCGTTCTGGAAGGGGGCTACCAGAAAACCAGGTGAAGAAGGAAAGAATGAATATGTTCCAATAGAAGTTTCTTGGAGACAAGTTCCCAAGTATGCTGGGGGGCCATTAAGAGATGATGTTTGGAAACGTGAAGTGGTCGCTCAGACAAGTGAACAACAATTTGAAAGCGAATTTGAATGCTCATTTCTTGGCTCTTCAAATACACTAATAAGTACAAGTAAGCTAACAGTCCTGCAACACGAAAGACCAATCGAAAGTACACATAACGGTCTTAAAGTGTTTGAATATGCAAAACCAGACAATTGTTATTTTGCGATTGTAGATACTTCAAGAGGGCAAGGTAAGGATTATACTGCTGTAGTTGTTATTAACACGACAGAGAAACCTTATAGGGTTGTTTCCACATATAGAAACAATGTAATATCACCTTTTGATTTTCCAACCGAACTTTATAATTTGGTTACCACTTACAATGATGCTCATGTCTTGATTGAAGTAAATGATATTGGTGGCCAAGTAGCGGATGCCATGCATGAAGAATTTGAATACGACAATATTATTCAAACAGTTTACATGGGTAGAGCTGGGCAAAAAGTATCTCTCGGTTTTGGTAATAAGTCAAAACAATTGGGTGTCAGAACAAGTTCAGCTGTTAAAAAATTAGGATGTGCTGTTCTTAAAACTTTAGTTGAACAGGATAAATTAATTTTAAATGATCAAAATATCATACAAGAACTAATGACGTTTGTGGCAAAGCAACAGTCATTTGTTGCTGATGATGGATATACAGACGATTTGGTTATGTGTCTGGTTCTTTTTGGTTGGTTGACTCGTCAGGGCTATTTTGAAGAGATAATCGAATTACAAAAGAAAAAAGATATAAATAAACCAGAAGAGGAAGAAGAAAATACGACTTTTTTGATGGGACCTGAGATTTTAGAAGATGCTTTTAATGATGGGAACGATATTTGGTTTACATAAGGATAAAAAATGCCACAAATTAATATAAACGAAAATTCATCCAATATAGTAACTACAATAGCTGGTCAGGCATCTACCCATCTTTCTGCCTTTTTGTGCGGAACTAGTCTTTTTAATCACATTATTTACGGTGATACTCCCACTCCAACTTATAAGATTTACACAAACTCTCAAGATCTGCTTGGAGAATTTTCAAATTCTCAGCTTTTAGGTACAGTTGGTTTACAATTTGGCGATACTCTTTCAAATGGATCAACCTCTGATAGAGAATTACACTCTGCCCTAAATTATCTTGAATACGGCGGTCAAATTGTATTTGCCACAGGAGCAACCCAATTAAATGTAAACGAACTGGAATTAGACTCTGCTTTTTGTCAATCTACAAATAAATTTGCAGATATAACAAATCTACTTAGCTTAAGACAAGATTTGATTGGAATTTATGGTTCTAGCTTTGAGCGTAATAATGGATCCACTGGAACATATCCAACTACATTAACACCTTCTATTTTTGGAATTTCTCAAATTGCTGGTGTTTCTGGAATTACCCTATACGACGATTTAATTTTCTCTGTAATAGGAAGAAAAGATAGAACAAGAATTTATGGGGGATCTACTAGCAATATTTCTATTCTAATGACTTCTGATGCTGCTGGATGTATGGCAAGAACCGATGCGTCTTTCTTCCCCTGGTTTGCTCCAGCTGGAGTTGTTAGAGGAGAAGTAAATTCTTTCATATCTGTTACACCTAATTTTACAGATACCGATGTAACAAACTTCTTAACAAACGAAAAAATTAATTCCTTTAATAATCTCATAGGAAATGATGGTCTTTATCTTCTAGGAGATAGAACATACGAAGCAACTGATGATAACAAGAAGCAAGTTGGAATTTCCAGACTTCTTCTTTATATCAAGAGATCCTTTAGACCTATCTTGGATTCAATTCTATTCGAACTAAACGATGCCGAAACTAGAGCAAAGTTTGTAACAGATTCCACTGCCGTAATGGAATTCATAAAATCTGGTAGAGGAATTTCTTCTTATAGTATTGTCTGTGATGGTTCAAATAACACAACTTCTACCATACAAGCTAGGCAGTTTGTTGTTGACTTAACATTCAAGCCAAACTTCTCCGTTAATGAAATCACATTTAGATTTACTATAAATCAAGCCTAATGGCAGTATCATTTAAACTAAAGTCGGTTGATACGCAAAAAGACATAGACATTGCAGTAATGCTCTATGATTCTAGTATATTTACATTTTTACGAATAACCGATAAAGTTTATAAAATCTCTAGTATTTCAGAGTTAACTGATTTAATTAAAAATGCAAATTATACTGCGCTTGGAGCAGGAGCAAATTTTGAAACTTTAGTTAGTTTACTAACGACATCTACTAGTTCAACAAATAAAACTGCTAGAAAATTAGATTTTTATAATAATTTTTTGCTAGATTTAGCTCATTATAATTTTAATATTGTTTTGATAAATTGTTCAACTACTCCAGAAACTTATCTTGCTGAAGCTTTTAGTAAATACGATATAAAAGCTATAGTATTCGATCCACTAACTGCTACATTTTCAGATCCAGTAAAAACTTTTTTTGAGGAAAAAAAAGTACCAATATGCTTTAATGCATTATCTGAAACGACTACTCCAGGAGGAGGTACAAACTCAATATATGAAACCTCCTATACAGAAACAGGAAATATAAGTCACACTTTTACTTTTGATAATATGAAAAAAAGAACTTCAATTACAGGAAATTCTTTAAATTATATTACATTTACAGTTGGTGGAATAAAAAGAGTAAAAAGATTTTATGAATCTGAGTTTAATCCAACTTTTCCTGCTAATGCTCCATTTGTAATTTTACCTATGTTATCTGATGGTGTTGGTTGTTTATCAAGAAGTTTATCATCATATCCTTGGTTTACTCCGGCGGGGTTTGACCGTGGAAAAATGCTAAATCAAACATTTTCTACTGTAAATGGTATTCCCGAATTAGTAATACCAGAAACTCCCTCTAGTTTTACTTCCTCGACTAATACTGAAATTTCTACTAGTTATACAAAAAGAGTAAATTCTTTTTTAAAGATAACGGACGATACTGGCAACAAGAGCATATATCTTTTCAGCGATTTTTCTGGTGAGCCATCAGACGATTTGCCAATAAAAACCTCAATAAGCTATGCAAGTCTATTAAATTATATAAATTTTGAATCATATGCAATATTGAGTAATGCTTTATTTGAAATAAACGATGAATTTTTAAGAGCAAATATTAAAAATAAGTTTGAAAGTGTTCTTCAACAAATAAAGGCAAATCAGGGCTTGGAAGAATATAGAGTTGTTTGTGATGCTTCTAACAATACAATAGATGACATAAACAATAGAAAATTAAATGTAGAAGTCTCTATTAAGCCATCACAAAGCATAAATTTTGTGGAGTTGTCCTTTACTACATAATATATGGCTTCAATTACAGATTTTATTTCAGCTTTCAAAGGCGGAACTAGAAAAAATAGATTTGTTGTTACTGGTACATGGCCTTCCAATGTTACCAATAACATAACAACATATCACATAATTTCTGCTTCTCTTCCTTCTTCTGATTTAGGGGTTGTATCTGTCCCTCACAGAGGAAGATTTGCTAATTTTGCTGGAGATAGAACTTATGAACCCTGGGATATAACTGTATTGGACGATACCAATACTTCCCTATGGCATTCTTTTCAAGAATGGCAAAAGCTGATAAACGAACATGTAAGTAACCTAAGAAGTACAAATATAACGGATAGTTTTGCTGATGCAAAGCGAAATTGGACTGTTAAACATTTAGATCATAATGGTAATGTTTTAAAGACAATGACTCTTGTTGGGTGTTGGCCTGCTATAGTAAATCCTATAGATTTTACGATGACACAAAATGGTTATAATGCATTTGGTGTTCAGATAAACTACGATTATTTCACAGGATAAAAATGGCACAATCAATATACAATTTCAAAAGCGAGTTTTACGGAGGTACGAGAAAAAATCGCTTTCTCGTTGAGGGTTCATTTCCAAACGGACAATGGAATAAGTTTCAAGTTCTTGGAGCTTCTTTACCACAAGTAACATTACTCACAAACGAGTTTAATCACAGAGGAAGAAAATTAAAGCTTCCAGGAGATAGAATTTACGGCAAGCAGGGCGAATCATCCTGGGTAGTTACTGTACTTGACGATAACAATCAGAACAATAGTTTACTGTGGAGCAAATTGCACGATTGGAGCAATAGCATAAACAACCACGAAACTAATGTTGGTTCTCAGGACAATCCAATTTCTTATAAAAGAGATGCATGGACCATAAAGCAACTAGATTTAAATTGCTCCACAAATCCTTTAAAAACAGTAACTCTTTATGGATGCTGGCCGTTTAGCGTAGGCGAAATTGACCTAGATATGACTGCGAATGATGAATATGTTACCTTTAACGTAACATTTGTTTTTGATTATATTGATGTGCTAACATAATGGAGATTTAAATGGCTTGGAATTTATTTGGATTTACAATAGGTAAGGAAAAAAAAGAAGAAACAAAAAATCTTCAAAATTTTACTACGCCTGAAGAATTTGATGGTGCTTACACCCTTGAGGGGGCTGGAGTCTATGGAACATTTGTTGATTTCATGGGTTCAGCAAAGGATGATAATGCAATTATTGCCCAATATAGAGCAATGGCATTGTATCCAGAAGTAGATACAGCCATAGATGAAATAGCAAACGAATCAATCGTAATGGGCAATGATCGAAAGCCAATTAAATTAGATCTTCAAAAAATTGACTATTCTGATAATATCAAGAGCAAAATTCACGAAGAATTTAATAATATTTTAAAATTATTAGATTTTCAGGATAAGGGATATGAAATTTTTAGAAGATGGTACATCGATTCTAAACTATTTTATTACATAACAATCGATAGCGAAAATCCCGGAGAAGGAATTCAGCAATTGGTTCCTTTGGATGCTACTAAGGTAAAAAAGGTTAGAAGAGTAAAGACATCAGGTACTAAACAAGGTTTAGAATCTACGATGTTGATCAAAGATATTGAAGAATATTACACTTATACAAACAATGATAAGAATTCTGTAATTTCTACAACTTCTTCTGGCCTTAAGATTTCCCCAGATTCTGTCTGCTACGTTCACTCTGGAATGGTTGATATGAACTCCAAGAGGGTTCTAGGATTCCTTCACAAGGCAATCAGACCATTGAACATGCTACGGCAGGTCGAAGATGCCATCGTCGTATATCGCATTTCTCGCGCCCCAGAGCGTAGAATTTTCTATGTGGATGTCGGTAATCTTCCAAAGCAAAAAGCAGAGCAATACATCAGAGAATTGATGAACAAGTACAGAAACCGAATGGTTTATAACCAAACCACCGGAGAAATCAAAGATGATAGAAATCAAATGGCAATGCTTGAAGATTTCTGGCTTCCAAGAAGAGAGGGTGGTAAGGGTACAGAAATCTCAACTCTTGACGGGGGACAAAATCTAGGAGAATTGACTGACGTAGAATATTTTAAGAAAAAGCTTTACTACGCTTTAAATATTCCACCATCAAGATTAGTAGGCGAAAACGGATTTAATCTTGGTAGAGCCGCAGATATAACAAGAGATGAAGTTAAATTCTATAAGTTTATAGAAAAAATTCGTTATAAGTTCTCAGGACTGTTTTTACAGCTTTTACGAGTTCAGCTGCTTCTAAAGGGAATAATAACCGAACAGGATTGGGATATACTTTACCCGAATATTAATTTTGCCTTTAACAAGGATTCGTACTTTAACGACCTAAAGGATGCTGAAATACTTAGTGCAAGAATGGATCTTGCCACCCAAATGGAGCCTATGGTCGGCGTTTATTTCTCTTCAAATTATATAAAAAGAAATATTTTAAAGTTTACAGACGAGGAAATTAAGGTTTTAGAGGAAGAAATGGCGGTTGATCTGGCTCGTAAGAGAGAAGAAGAACTAAGAAAAATGGAACTAGAATATCAAATGGCTCAGGAATCTACTCCAGAACAGCCAGACAGTACCACAGAACCAACTTAATAAAAAAATAAATAGAAAAGGACACTACTATGAAAGCAAGAAAAATTATTAAATCAATATTAGAAGAAAATGCAATCGATGCAAAGAAAACTATTTGTGAAGATTTGGCATTGAAATTGGGTCAAAGACTAGCAGAAGAATACAAAGAAATTGCTAAGACCTATTTCAGTGAAGAAAATGGTGGCGGCGAGGGTGGAGGCGATAGCGGAGGTGGCGAATCTGATGGTGGAGAAGGCGAATATTCCGATCAAGATGGCGATGGTGATATGGATAAGCTAGATGCCTTAGTAGCCCTTTTTATGAAAAGAGGAATGCCTAGGAAGAAAGCGATTGCTTTAGCAACCGAAGCAATGAAAAACAGAAAGTCCTGATTAAATGAAACTAATCACCGAAACAATTGAAGAAGTAGCATATCTGACAGAAAATGCCAATGGTGAAAAACAACATTTCATCGAAGGCGTTTTCATGCAGGCTGAACAAAAAAATAAGAATGGCAGAGTTTATCCAAAGCAAATTCTTGCTAAAGAAGCACAGCGTTATGTAACAGAATATGTCAACAAGAACCGTGCTCTCGGTGAACTGAACCACCCAACGGGGCCTTCTGTAAATCTAGATCGTGTTTCTCATAAGATTACCTGGCTATATGAAAATAATAACGATTTCTATGGCAAGGCAAAAATTCTTGATACTCCATGCGGACAGATTGTAAAAAATCTAATGAACGAAGGCGTTAAGCTTGGTGTTTCAACCCGTGGAATGGGTTCGTTAGAGAAAAAAGGTAGTGTAAATGTTGTCAAAGAAGACTTCATGCTTGCTGCTATTGATATTGTTGCTGATCCTTCGGCTCCAAATGCTTTCGTAAACGGAATCATGGAAGGCAGAGAATGGATATGGGACAATGGAATTCTTAAGGAACAGCAGATTGCTGCATATCACAATTCTCTTAAGAGAACACCAAAAAGAAAACTTCAGGAAGAATCAATTAAATTGTTTTCTGACTTCTTAAAAAAAATAAAATGAAACCCCTTTCAAGAGAACAAGAATTATCTCTTTACTATACCTCAAAGCATGTCTTAAATGAGAGTAGGGGTGGACTTATTTCTGGTGCTTTAGGGTGGGCTGGAAAAAAACTAAAGTCCATGACTCCAGGTGCAAAAGCAAAAGCTCAAAAAACTGCTCAACAAAGAGCAACAACCGTGCAAACAACAGAAGATTTGATCGATGATATTTTAACTGCTCCAAACCCGCATCCAAGAGGATCAAGGGAATATTTTGAGGTAGAAAGACTCAAAACACTTGGCAAACAAGGAAGAGGATCTGAAATATTAGGACTTAAAAAAGATGCTTCAGGAAATCTTGTTCCGCTTGCAGTCGGAGCAGCCGGAGGCGCGGCTGTTGGAGCAGCAACAGATTCTGATTCTGGCGGCTTCATAAGTCGTGCATTCAGCGATATAGGAAAGTCTTCAGAAGAAGCAGAAAGAGGAATAATAGGTATTCCTTATATACAAAGCACAATAAAGAGAATAGCAACAGATCCGGGTGAAATGGCCGGACTTCCCCAAAGATTTAAGCGTAGAGGAACTAGTTAATAGGAATTATAAATAAAAACGGAGATTATAAATGCAAAACAAACAACCAGTTGCAGATTTTATGGGTAAAGGTAGTTTTGATACTACCGGTAAGGGATTTGAACTTCCCTCACCTATCGAAGGATTAGATCAAAGAAATAGGGCCAGCATTTCAGGACCAGGCCGATCAGTCGGCTCAAATTCTATGGGTATGGGAGCACCTGTATCTGGAGGATATTCTGAAGTAGAAGAGCCTGAAATGGAAGAAGGAATGGAAGATGAAGACGAAATGTCAGCGGAAGAATCCCTAAAGGAACATCTAGCTGCACTTTTTGCAAATACCAATCTTTCAGAAGATTTCATTGAAAAGGCAAAAACAATTTTTGTTGCTGCTGTAAACGAAAAGGTCGGAGAAGCAACAAGACAAATTGCAGAACACTACGAAAACGAATATAACAATGCTCTAGAAGGCATGGTAGATCAGCTAACCGAAAAGGTTGATGATTATCTAACTTATGTCGTTGAAGAGTGGGTAACTGAAAACAAACTTCAGGTTGAGCGCGGCCTAAAGGTTGAGCTTGCTGAAAACTTCATCTTTGGTCTAAAGAAGCTATTTGAAAATAACTTCATTGATGTTCCAGATGAAAAATACGACGTTCTAGACGAACTATACGAAACTATCGATAATCAAAATCTAGAATTAAACAACGTAATCAATGCCAATGTTACACTCCGTAAGAGAATTATGGAATCTGCATCAGTGGCAATCTTTGCCGAAGAAACCCGTGGTCTTGCAGCAACTCAAGTAGAGAAGCTAAAGAACCTATGCGAAGGCATTGAATATGAATCACCCGAAATGTTCAGAGACAAGCTAAGAATCATTAAGGAAAGCTTCTTAAGATCTCAGGTTGTTCCTGCCCCCAGACTGCCAGCAATTTCTCCAGTTGTACCAGCAAGAAGTCTACCTTCTGTAGACATTCTGGAGACTTCAACACAGCCCGAAGTAATAACCGAAGGCGTTATGAATCAGTATACAAGAGCCTTGAGTAGACATACAAAGAAATAAATTTTATAAATAAAATTAGGAGATACAATGATCGAAGAAACAACACCATACGATATCTTAACCGAAAAGTGGGAGCCTGTACTTGAACACAACGCTCTTCCATCTATCGAAGATACTTACAAGAAGAAAGTTACCGCAGTTCTACTTGAAAACCAAGAGGCTGCTATTCGTCAGCAAAGACTAGTTGAAGACAATACACTAGGCGGAGCACTCGGTGGCGGTGTAATTACCCCCGCTGCAACAAACATCGCTGGTTATGACCCAATCCTAATCAGCCTTGTTCGTCGCGCAATGCCAAACCTAATTGCCTACGACATCTGCGGCGTTCAACCCATGACCGCTCCAACCGGACTCATTTTCGCAATGCGTCCCAAGTACGACGTTGATGGTAGCCGTAAGGAAGCTCTATTCCAGGAACCATTCGTACCATTCGGTGGTTCAGGTGGTACTAACGGAAATAATACTAAGTTCACCGATTATCCAGACACCAATTTAGCATCTAATATTGGTTATGGTCTAACCATTTTTGCTGGTGAAACTGGTTCTACTAGAGGAACTGCTCTATTCAATGACGATTTCAAGGGACTACTTGTCGGTGATGCCGAAAATCTCGGCGGAACTAATGGCAAGCCTTTCCAGGAAATGGCATTCACCATTGATAAGGTTGCTGTTCAGGCTAAGACTCGCGCTCTAAAGGCCGACTACACCACTGAACTCGCTCAGGACCTCAAGGCTGTTCACGGACTTGACGCTGAAACCGAACTCGCCAACATTCTCAGCACTGAAATTCTTGCTGAAATCAACCGCGAAGTCGTTCGTAGCATCTATCATGTTTCTAAGCTCGGTGCAAAGCAGCGCGATCTAAGCGGATATAACTTTACCAATAACCAGGGTGGTGTATATGACCTCCTAACCGACTCAGACGGTCGTTGGTCAGCTGAACGCTTCCGTGGCCTCATGTTCCAGATTGAACGCGAAGCTAATGTCATCGCCAAGGAAACTCGTCGCGGTAAGGGCAACTTCATCATCTGCTCATCAGATGTTGCTTCAGCTCTCGCAATGGGTGGTTGGCTAAACATCAGCCCAGCACTAAATGTTCAGCTTGAAGTTGATGATACTGGCAACACCTTTGCTGGTATTCTAAACGGCAAGATGCGCGTTTACATCGATCCCTATGTCCAGGCTGGCGTTGATTTCGTCTGCATGGGCTACCGTGGATCAAGCCCCTATGACGCTGGATTGTTCTACTGCCCCTACGTTCCACTACAGATGGTTCGTGCAGTCGATCCCAACACCTTCCAGCCCAAGATCGGCTTCAAGACTCGTTACGGCATGGTTGCTAATCCATTCGTAACTAACAACAGCGGCACTGCTGACGGAGAAAGCCTAACAGCAAATCTCAACCAGTACTACCGCATCTTCCGCGTAACAAATCTACACGGTAACACTAACTGATAGTTAGTTAGTATCTAAAACTTCGGAAGCGGGAGCCAGAAATGGCTCCCGTTTTCTTTTCTACATAGTTTATGGCAGGAAATTTAATATCAAATCTCGGATCAAATTATTTTCATTTTGAGATAGCTAGACTACCAACAGTGGTTTACAATTGCCAAGAAGTAAATTTACCTTCTTTAAGTCATTCTCCAGCAGATCAACCAACTACATTGGGTATACCAATCAAAAGACCCATAGGAAAATATAATTTTGCAGATCTTGAATTGTCTTTTATTGTTGATGAAAATATGGTTAATTGGTTTGAAATTTATACCTGGATGCGTCAGTTAGGAAATATTGATGATGATTGTACATACAATTCTTTACCATTTAATAAATGGACAACACAAGCAAAATTGTATATAACAAAAGGAACATATAACGATAATATTATCGTAAATTTTTATGAAGTTTTTCCTACTTTTTTGGGTGGATTAAAATTTGTATCAACTGATCAATCATATTCTCCCCAATATGCAGCCGTAAAATTTGCCTATACATATTATGACTTTACTCCTCAACCAAGCGAAACTCATTTGCGTTGACTTTATTTGTTATTGTGTATACTTAAATTATGAATTTTGATGAATTAAAACAACAAGTACAAGAAGATCTCAAGATAGATTCCACAGAACTTGCCATTGAATCTGTAAACACACCACAGATCCATAACAAGTATCTACTGTTCCTTAAGAAGCACAAGGAAGCCCTTGCGGAAGACGAGAGAACCCTTCGCGTCATGAAGAAGTACAAGTGGCTCTACTACACAGGAAAGCTGTCTAAAGAGGAATTAGACCAGTTTAAGTGGGAGCCATTTGACCTAAATATACTAAAGACTGATGTTGATAAGTTCATTGACGCAGATGATGATGTTATCAAACTGGAGCGTCAAATCACGGAAAAGAAAGAACTAGTCAGCTACTTGGATGGCGTAGTAAAGATAGTTGCAAATAGACAATGGAATATTCGTTCAGCGATTGAATGGATCAAGTTTAGTCATGGCCAATGAAGAAGTAAAAATAGAAAAAATAGATGGTACATTCATCAAAGTTCATTGCGAAAATTCAGTAGCAAAAGAGATATCCGATTACTTCACATTTAAGGTCCCAAACTCACAATATTCCCCGGCCTTCAAGCGAAGAGTATGGGATGGCCAGATTCGTCTATTCAACTACTTCACTCGTAAGATCTATACTGGTCTGAGAAACAAGATTGTTCAGTTTTGCCTTGATCGAAACTACGAATGCAAGTTTGAAAATTTTAAGGAAGAATTTTTTGAAGATTATAAGTCTTTTATTGATGCTCTACCTCTACACTCAGATTCTGGCCAAATCAAGCTCAGAGACTATCAGCAGAGGGCTGTGGAAATGGCTCTTGATCACAAGCGTAGTCTACTGATATCTCCAACTGGTAGCGGCAAGTCTCTCATCATCTATACGATTCTTAGATATCTTCTCAGTAAGAATAAGAAGATTCTTGTGCTTGTTCCCACTACTAGCCTAGTTCACCAGATGCGTTCAGATTTCATCGAATACTCTGGAAAAGACTGGAATGCGGATAAGAATATTCACATCATCTATGCTGGTAAAGACAAGGAAACAACAAAGCCCATAGCAATATCGACATGGCAGAGTGTTTATGATCTTCCAGAGAAATTCTTTGCTGAATACGATGCTGTTATTGGCGATGAATGTCATCTATTCAAGGCTAAATCCCTTGTTCGTTTAATGAACAAGCTCAGAAACTGTCACATTCGCATTGGGACTACAGGAACGCTTGATAATATCCAGGTTCATAAACTAGTTCTTGAAGGACTATTTGGCCCACCAATTCGCGTTACAAGCACAAAAGATCTAATTGATAATAAAGTTCTTTCAAATCTTGATATCAATTGCATTCAGCTGAAATATGCAAAAGAAGAATGCGATAGCATGAAGCGCAAGACATATCAAGAAGAAATAGATTACATTATATCACATGAAAGAAGAAATAAAGTAGCAGAAAAACTTTGCGCTTCTCTCAAGGGAAATACATTAGTTCTATTCTCACAAGTTCAAAAGCACGGTCTTCCATTCTTTGAATCAGTACAAAAAACTTGCACAGATAAAAAGAGCTATTTTATTTCTGGAATGACTGATGCTGAAGATAGAGAAGAAATTCGTAAGATTGTGGATAAGTCCGAAAATTCTATTCTTGTTGCTTCTTATGGAACTTGCAGTACAGGCATAAATATCAAGAACATTCACAACATTGTATTTCTTCATCCATCAAAGTCTGTTGTGCGTGTTCTTCAGTCTATTGGCCGTGGTTTGAGAATGTCAGAAACAAAAGATCGTGTAATGATTTTTGATTTAGTAGATGATTTAAGACATAAAAAATATCGAAATCATGCATTCAATCATTTTCTTGAGCGAATAAAAATTTATGAAAGCGAATCTTTTTCTTTTAAGTTAGCTCCTATAGATCTTTGAAAGGATAAATAGTATATGGAAACTACTTGCAGATTGTTTAAGCTGAGAAGTGGTGAAGAAGTTCTCGGATTATTATCTGGAGAAAACGATTCTACCATTAGTATTCTAAAACCAATGGTTATTAAAACTCACATATCTCCAGATTCTTTTGGAGTTACAAGAGAAATAACTCTACTTAGAAACTGGCTTGAATTTACTGATGAAATCCGTATAGATCTTCCTAGAGATCATATTGCTTCTGTTTTGATGCCATCAGAAAGCACAGTAATTCTTTATCAAAAATCTTTAAAAACAGAAGAAAAATATAAAGAATCAATAAAAGAAAAAGAAGAAAAAACAAAAGAAATATTGGAAAATCCAGAAGGATTGCAGGATATGCTAAATTCTTTATTCAATGATATAATTGATGGCGATATTCAAACAGCAGAGCCAAAAAATCCAATAACAAAAATTCCTCAAATGCCATTTCCTTTCATAAATCCAAATACAAGTGTTGGAATGTTTTTTTCTATTCCTCCTGATATATTTGAGGAAATGGTAGAAAATGGCATTTTAGATTTTGATTTCTTTGGTGGAAAAGATGAAGACGATAAAGACGATGAAAATGATGTTTTAATTCCAGAAATGGAAATGATGACTGACAAAGAAAAAGATCGTCTAAAAAGAAAAGGAATTGACTTGGATCAATTCCCAGATAATCCTCAGAAGTATATTGAAGAGGATTTAGATAATACTAGTGAGTAATATATAAACCTAGATTTTCTTATTGATCGCCTACACAGCGAAGTGTATCAACAAGACTGTTTTTTGTCAACTTGATTTTTTTAAAAAAAGTGGTATAATAACCACATGAAGAAAAAAAAGAAAAAAGACGTAGAAGATGAGATAATAGATGAGGATTTATTTCCAATAATCAAAGAAGAAGAAGAAAAATCTCATTACGTTGATAATAAAGAATTTTTGAAGGAAATGATAAAGTGGAAAGCCAAGTATGACTCAGCAGAGTCATCTGGAAGAAAAACTCCACCAGTATCGAGCTACATAGCAGAATCTTTTCTGAAGATAGCAGAACATCTTTCTTATAGACCAAATTTTATGAATTATCCTTACCGAGAAGAAATGGTGGGAGATGGTATAGAAAATTGTTTGATGTATGCTCATAATTTTGATCCAAGCAAATCAAAAAACCCCTTTTCTTATTTTACCCAAATAATATACTTTGCATTTCTAAGACGCATAGAAAAGGAAAAGAAGCAATCTTATATCAAGTATAAGATCATGGAAGATAATGCTGATGAAAAATTTCATCGGTGGTTCAAAGAAAATTACTTCGCAAAAGATAGTTCAGCCAGCTTCAGAGAAATTTTTAATCTTTCTGAAAATGACGTAAATAAATTTGAAGATACAAAAGTAAAAAAGAAAAAGAAAACTAAGAAGCGCAAATGAAGATAGCCATAATAAATGATACTCACTTTGGCGCAAAAAATGATTCATCGGTTCTTTTAGAACACTTTATTCAGTTTTTTGAAAACCAATTTTTTCCATATTGCATAAAAAATAATATTGAGCATGTAATACACTTGGGCGATTTTTTTGATCGTCGTAAGTATATTAACTTTAATACTCTGAACCAGGTTCGTACTAGGGTAATTGAGCCTATGGAAAAGATGGGCATGTCAATGAAGATTATCATCGGGAATCACGATACCTATTTCAGGAATACAAATAAAACTAATTCACCACAAGAACTTCTTGAAAAGTATTTTCATATTGAAGTGGTAAATGAACCAAAGGAACTTGTTTATCCAGATGTTTCTATCGGTGCTGTTCCTTGGATGTGTGAAGATAACATGAATGCCTGTGTTGAATTTATAAAGAATACAAAGGCACATATACTATTAGGCCATTTTGAGATCGTTGGATTTGAAGTCCTTCGTGGAGTTTATCACGATACTGGACTTCAGAGAGAAATGTTCAATAAGTTTGAAACTGTTATGTCGGGACATTTTCACTTAAAATCAAGACATAAGAACATTGAATATCTTGGCACTCAGTATCAAATGGGATTCACTGATGTCAACGAGCGAAAAGGATTTCATGTCTTTGATACCAAGACTAGAGATCTAGAATTTATCCAGAACACAGAAGAGCTATTTCATAGAATTGTTTATGATGATTCTCTTCCAGAAGATCTTGAGAAACTTGACTTTCCGAGTTTCAAGGATAAGTATGTAAGACTGATTGTTCAGAGAAGAAACAAGCCAGTCTTTTACGAAAAGTTCATGACAAAGCTAAACGAAGCCAAGCCATATGATGTAACTGTGGTGGATGAAGAAATTGAAATGAATTATTCGTCTATTGATATTGATATGAATATGGATACAATAACGATGATCTGCAAAGAGATAGATGATCTATCTGAGATCACGAACAAGGACGATATCAAGAACATCATTAAAGATCTTTATCAAGAATCCCTTACCATAGATGATTAACTTTAAAAAGATTAGATTCAAGAACTTCGGCTCATTTGGAAACACCTTTTCTGAGATTGATTTCCAGAAGAGCCAAACAACTCTTGTCAGTGGATCAAATGGAAACGGTAAGTCGTTTGCGTTTCTTGATGCAATTACATTTGCCCTCTTCGGCAATCCCTTTAGAAACATCAACATACCGCAACTTGTAAATAGTGTAAACAAAGGTAAGTGCCTTGTTGAACTAGAGTTTGAGATTAACAAGACTGAGTACATGATTCGGCGCGGTCTTGCCCCGAAGGTCTTTGAGATCTATAAGAACGGGGAGATGATAGAGCAAGCAGCCAAGACCAAAGATTACCAAGACATGCTTGAGAATCAGATACTCAAGATGAACAAAAAGACTTTCATGCAAGTCATCATTCTTGGTAAGTCTTCGTTCGTTCCTTTCATGGAATTACCCCCGGCTGATCGCCGCCAGGTTATTGAAACTATCCTAGATATTGATGTCTTCTCGTCAATGAACTTGATCCTAAAGGGCAAGCTTTCACAGATACGGGAGAATATTAAGATTAATAAGCTTGACCAAAGAGTTATAGACGAAAAGATAAAACTTTATGAAACTAATCTCAAAAATTTACAATCCAGTATGGAGAAGAGCCTTGAAGTGTTGGAGAATAAAATTAAAGAGGCGACTGAAGAGATTGATGGATCTAAACGAAAAATTAAGATTTTAAACAAAGAAATCCTTCAGGAAGGTAAGAAGCTAGAACAATATAAGATTACAGACGAAGATTTGGCTCTTCTGAGAGAAAAGAAAGCCGATCTTACTGTTAGCATCAATACCATAAATGAAGAGCTAGAATTCTTTAACGACAATGAGACTTGTCCAACTTGTAAGCAAGCCATTGAAGAATCTCATAAGTGTTCTATTGTTTCAGCTAAGAAGAATAAACTAGCCAAACTAGGAACCAATGCAGAAGAGATTATTAATTCAATAGCTTGGCATAACGATATTTTAACCAAAAGCAAAGAAGTTCAAGAACGAATTAAAGAGCTTGTTAGAGAGGTCAAGTCACTTGAACGAGAAGTTGCTAGTCTAGAAAAGGTAAAGGCAGGATATGAAGCTGATAAGTGTTCTGTAAATGAAGATCAGATAGCTTCTACAAAAGAACAGTTAGAATCTGTTAAAATTGAGAAAAAAGTAAAAGAAACTGCTTTGATCTATCTTGAAAAACAGCAAAATGATCACGAACTTGTAGTGGATCTATTAAAGGATAGTGGAATCAAAGGAAAAATTATAAATCACTATCTTCCGATTATAAATAAGTTAGTGAATAAGAATCTCAGTAACATGGGATTCTTCGTGAAATTCAATCTTGACGGTGAATTTAACGAAAAGATTGAAAGTAGGCATCGTGACGAATTTTCGTATTTGAGTTTCAGTGAAGGAGAAAAGATGAGAATCGACATTTCTCTACTCCTAGCATGGCGAGAAGTTGCAAGAATGAAGAACAGTCTTCACTGCAACCTACTCATCCTTGACGAAGTATTTGATTCTTCGCTGGATTCTATCGGAACCGATGAACTTATGAAGTTGCTCAACGGCCTGAAGAAGGGTTGCAATGTCTTTGTAATCAGCCACAAGACAGACCAACTACACGACAAGTTCAAGAATACGGTTACACTAGAAAAGAAAAACAACTTTAGCAAACTGGTACAAAACTAATGGATCTCAATTTTAAAGGAAAATTTAAGATTGCTAATCCAGACGGTACACTCAAGGTATACGAGTATGGGAGCATTGTAGAGAAAGAGGGCAAGTATTATGTTGCATCTTTTGAAACAAGTGGATTTTCTCCCGAACACGGCGAAAAAAGGGGCTGGAGGCTTCTCAACTCAGCAGGAGTTCATGTTGGAGCTTCCGCCCCCTACGAGCCAGTTGTTGGTCAGAGATGGTTTAATACAACGGTTGGTATGTTGTATGAATATGTCTATGACAACAACTCGTATTCTTGGGTAGGTATCTTATGAAAAAACATCCACTATGGAAAATCATTCGGGCCAGGAAACTCGCAAGATTCTTTAGAAAGAAAAAACTTCGTGATTTGCGTCATGCCACGAAGAAATTAATGCATGATTTGCGTGACGGAAGCCTTGACTTTTTTGACTATTTGCAGGACAATACCTGATCGAAAGGTGAATTTTATATTATGAAAACTACATCCAAACTAACTCTCAGCAAGCCCACTCTTCAGATCCTGAAGAACTTCTCAACGATCAACAGCAATCTGCTGATTCGTCCTGGAAACAAGCTTGCTACGATGTCCTCCTACAAGAACATTGTGGCCGAAGCCACGGTAGAGGAAACATTTGACCAGGAATTCGGTATCTGGGATCTATCCCAGTTCCTCGGTATTCTATCGCTGTTTGAAAACCCTGAACTGGAGTTCCACGATAAGTACCTTGAAATTTCGAACGATACCGGATCTTCGGTCAAGTACTTCTACTGTGAACCAAAGCTGATTACCAGCAACCCGCCAAAGGCCCTTACGATGCCCTCAGTGGTCCTAGAGTTCAGCCTGTCGGATAAGAAGCTAAACGAGCTTCAGAAGGCTTCTGGAGTCCTTCAGGTCGCTGATATGTCGATCTACGCTGAGGACGGGGAGGTATTTGCCAAGGTCTGTGATGTCAAGGACAGCACCACAAACACCTATTCAATCAGCCTCGGAAGCACTGAAGACTGCCTTGATGCCGATTTTGATGATGATTTTGAATTCCGTCTAAAGATGGAAAATCTCAAGATGATCCCCGGCTCTTACGATGTCCAAATCGGAAGCAAGGTTATCAGCAAGTTTACTTCAAAGAATCTAAATCTGACCTATTGGATCGCCCTAGAATCTAGCAGTAACAGCGGGAGCTAATCATGACAACTGACCAGTACCTGTGGGTCGAGAAGTATCGACCCCAGACGCTATCCGATTGTGTTCTTCCAAAGGAACTAAAAGCTACCTTTAGCGAAATGGTAAAGGGTGGTGAATTGCAGAACATGATGTTTGTTGGTAAGCCTGGATGCGGTAAGACTACCGTTGCCAAGGCCCTCTGCAATGATCTTGGGTGTGATTACATTCTCATCAACTGCTCAGAGGATGGGAATATTGATACTCTGCGAACAAAGATTCGTGGCTTTGCTAGCACTGTATCATTGACCGATGCCAAGAAGGTAGTGATTCTGGACGAGTTCGATTACTCTAATGCCCAGAGCATTCAGCCTGCTTTGCGCGGGGCCATTGAGGAATTTGCAGCCAACTGCCGATTTATCATGACCTGTAACTGGAAGTATCGAATCATTGAACCTCTTCACTCTCGCTGCACAGAGATCAACTTCAATATTCAATCAGGAGAAAACTCCACGCTTGGTCTTGAAATGTACAAGCGAGCTTGCAAAATTCTAACTGCTGAAAATATTGAATACAATGACGGTGCAGTTAGACAACTCGTAATCAAGCACTTCCCAGACTTTAGGCGAATCATCAACGAACTTCAGCGATACTCTGTATCGGGAAAGATCGACATCGGAATTCTCTCTGAGGTCAAGGATGTTGATGTTGCCAAGCTAATTGGTTTCATGGCTCAAAAGAACTTCAAGTCTGTTCGTGAATGGATCGTGAAGAACCTGGATAATAGCACGGATATTTTCCGTAAGATTTACGATAATCTACAGGAGATGCTAGTCCCAAGCAGTATTCCGCAAGCAATTACCATCATTGCCGAGTATCAATACAAGTCTGCTTTTGTGGCTGATCAGGAGATCAATCTGACAGCCATGATGGTTGAGATCATGATGAACTGCGAGTTTAAGGGCATCGGCAAATGAATCTAGGAAAGGTTCTAGAATCCATCAACTATACTAAGGAAGATATTCTCGACCAGGATGGTCGGGATTATGTTCCTTTTATAGTCAATAAGTCTCTCTCTTATTTCATGGATACCGTGGCCTATGCCAACGAAATGAACAAGTATCCATTCCTAGACAAGAGAATGCAATACGATTACTATAGATTGGCTGTCCGTAAGCGAAAACGGTTCAGCGGATGGGCCAAGAAAGATAAGAGCGATGTAATTCAGGCTATTATCAAGTATTACGATGTCTCCTATCGTAAAGCATGCGAATATGAGGTTCTTTTGACCCAGGAACAAAAGGATGCTATTGTAAAGCATGTAGAAGAATACAAAATTTAATAAATATCCTTGTATGGAGATATTATGAGCGCAGTTGACGAGGATATTTTTCAAGGTTTAGGTGTAGAAATAAAGCTAAAGTCCGAACAGGACTTTCTGAAGGTTAAGGAAACATTAACCCGTATAGGCGTTTCTTCAAAACAAGAAAAAAAGCTTTATCAATCATGTCACATTTTGCACAAGAGAGGAAGATATGCAATCATGCACTTCAAGGAGATGTTTGTTCTTGATGGTCTTGATAGCAATATGGACAGCAATGATCTTGGCAGAAGAAACATAATAGTAAAGTTGCTAAAAGAATGGGGATTAATAGATCCAATTAATGAGAATAAATATAAGGAACCTCAATTGGGGTTAAACCAAATTAAAATAATTCCTCATTCAGAAAAGAAAAATTGGCAGCTTATTCAAAAGTATCATATCGGTAAAAAATAATGTATATTTACAATGAAGATTTTATTCCTCTTGATATAAGAGATTATGTTTACAACTTTTTACAAGTGAGAAGCTTAAATAAACCTGTAGAAGTATTTTGGGGTAATGGTATTGGCGATGCTGTATTTTTATACCCAAAAGAAAAAACAAGAATTAATTTAGCTTTTATAGATGATGAAAGAATGACAAAATTTGCTGTAGATAATATAGCAGAAATTGAATCCAGATTTGATTATATCTTGACTAATAGCGAATATTTGCTAGAATATTCTAATAAATTTATTAATTATGAAAATAGATCTTCGTGAAATACCAGTATACTGGATTAATTTAGACTCTGCCATAAAAAATGCAGAAAGAATGACTAAGATGTTTGAGAAGCTAGGCTTCAAGAACACCGTTAGGAAGTCTGCTAGAGTAATACCAGCACCGCCAGATACGATTCCAAGTAATAAGCATTATGTCGGGTGTGCTCAATCGCATATTGACATATTTGAAATTGCAGATCTCAAGACACCATTTTTAATTCTTGAAGATGATGTTGAAGTCATTGAAGAAAATTTTAATCCTGTATTGGAAATTCCAGACGAAACAGCTGCTTTATATTTGGGAATAAGCACGGGTAATATGTTTTATAATTGCATTCGATATAATGAAAATTATAAAAGAATAGCTGGTATTTTGGCAACACATGCCATTTTATATACAAGTCAGCGGTATAGAGAAGAAGTAAAAAATATGTCAAAAGATCTTGTGTATAATAGACGCACTCCGTTCGATATTGGATGTGCATATTTACAGAAATTTTTTCAAGTATTGACACCAAATAAACCAGTATTTTATCAGGCAGATTTGGCAGAAAGTTCAAATAAATGGGAACATTTGACAAAATGTGAATTGGAGGTAAAGGGATGATTACTTTTAAAAATTTAGGAAATATGGGAAGATTAGGTAATCAAATGTTTCAATTTGCTTTTATATACAATGTAGCTAAACATAAAAATTTAGAAATAGGTTATGATTATATCCACAGACCTTTAATAACAAAAATTTTTGATCTTCCATTAAAAGATTCTACTCAAATAGCACAAAAAAATGCTTTAATACAACTTAATGATTGTGCTTATATTGATACTTCTAATATAGAAGATAATACAGATTGTTATGGATATTTTCAAAATAGTAAATATGTCTATGATATAGAATATGATCTAAAAAATTTATTTATCTTTAAAAAAGATATGATGGATGCCTGCTTCAAATTTATAAAAGAGCTTAAAGATAAAGTAAAAAAAGAATTAGTATCTGTTCATGTAAGAAGAAGTGATTATTTATTGCCAAATTCCATCCATACAGTTTGTGATGATAATTACTTTAAAAAAGCAATGGATAAATTTGGAAATGATTATTTTTATGTTATTTTTACAGACGATAAAGAATTTTGTAAAAATAAGTTTAAAAATATACCAAATATAATAATGGATAATTCAGCAGAAGTTGATTTAGCTCTTATGTCTTTATGTGATCATAATATACTTTCAAATAGCTCTTATTCTTGGTGGGGATCGTGGTTGAATGAAAATTTAAATAAAAAAGTTATTGTACCTAATAGAT